CTATCAGGTTCCAGGACAGGAATTGCCTACGCATATTCCAGTCAAGAATAAGCAGGCAGTTGTCAAGACAACAGCATCAGGTGAGGTAACACCGCTAGGTGTTGTTGGCAATAAGTACAAGCCATTCCAAAACTCGGAAGTATTTTCCGTGCTGGATACTCTGATTGATTCAGGCGATGCTCGCTATGCAGCAGCAGGTGAGTATGATGCTGGCGCAAAGGTATGGATGCTATTGCAGTTGCCTAATGAGATGGAGATTAAAGGCGACCCGCACGCAGCATTCCTGCTAGCCAAGACTACGCACGATGGTAGCGGTTCAGTTCTTATCCGTCCTATCATTGAGCGTTTGTTCTGTAAAAATCAGATTAATAAAATCTTCCGTGCTAAAAACCAGCAGTACACATACACGCTACGTCATACATCTAAGGCAATACTGGATGTCAATGATGTTCGTAATATCTTGGACATTACTTACTCAAGTATCCAAGAATATACTGACCTAGCAAATGTATTAATAGAACGAGAAGTCACTCGCAGTTATGCGCTTGACTATTTCAAGAAGGTCTTCCCACTACCTAGTAAGATAGAGGAAGCACCTCATATTCTGTTATCTCAAGGCGAAAAGAAACAGAAAACAAATGCAGTCATTGCCAGAAACAAAGCCTATGAAATCTTCACTAACAGTGAGACACAGGAGAATATCCGTAACACCCAGTTCGGATTATGGCAAGCAGTTGTTGAGTATGCCGACCACGGCAAACCTAACAAGGCTAAATCGCTAGGCATCAGAACAATATCTGGAGCCAGCGACAACGTAAAACTACGTGCACTAGAACTACTAACAGTATAAGGAGACAACAATGGAATACCTATACACAGCAGAAGATGGCAGTACAGTTAAGTACACAGATGAGATGATTAAGAATGTCATCAAAGATGTTCAGTATTACAAAGACCAAAGACAAGGTTATCTAGACCGCTATCACAAGGCACGTGTGGCAGTCTATGATTTCTTTGCTGCTCGTTATGACGCAGGTGATGATGAGATTACCTGTACAGTTGATGATGTAAATGAATTGCTTGAGACTATTGGTTGTGAGAAACTCAAGTCTTTGTTTACAGTCAGCGGTACTATCTCGTTTACTATCACAGACATTGAGGCGGACTCAGAGGAGGATGCTCGTGACCAAGTTGAAAGTGAACTACGAGCAGAGTTTGATGGCATCGGTTCTATTGATTGGGATGTAGATATTACTGACACCAGCCATCAGTAGTATCAGCAACCAAGTGTGCTACACTTGGAGTACTGAGCGTGGGCTGGTTTTGATTAGTCTCCTTTCCAGCCCACCTCTTTCTAAAGGAGACAAGGGAATTATATGAGACAAGAAATAGCACGTGACCGTTATGGTCGTCCGCTTGTAGTGCCAAAGACTGGAGGAAAACCAGTCGCTTATACACGGGCTACAACTATTGCTAACAGTCTTGATGACCCATCAGCATTGACCGCTTGGAAAATGCGAATGGCAGCCATTGGTCTAACAGTGCGTAGCGATTTGCTACTAGCAATTAGCGCAGCACAAGAAGACAAGATGGCTATTAACAAGTACATTGAAGACGCAATGGAAGTAGCAGGTGCTAGTCGTGCAGCAACTATTGGCACAGCGTTGCACGCATTTGCAGAGAAACTAGATTTGGGACAGGAACTTGGACCTATCCCAGACGAATGGGCAGGAGACCTCCGAGCCTATGAAGAAGCAACAAAACAACTTAATAATCTTTTCATTGAACAGTTCTGCGTACTAGACAAGTACAAGATTGCTGGTACACCAGACAGGATTGTTGAATACAAAGGTGAAAGATTCATTGCAGATATTAAGACTGGTCGCATTGACCATCCCAATAACATTGCAATTCAGTTAGCAATCTATGCCAACGGCAACCCGTATGACATAGCCACGGGTAGCCGTGGTAATTGGGGTAATGTCAACAAAGACAAAGCCATTATCATTCATCTGCCAGCAGGGACAGGGCTATGCAAATTAGTTTGGATAGACATTGCTGAAGGTTGGAAGGGTGTACAATTTGCAATGAAAGTAAGACAGTGGCGAGACAAGAAAGGTCTTGCTACTCCATTTGAAGAACAGGAGACAATCAGTGGCTAGCACTGAAGCACCAATCAGTATCACAGTAAAAACTCCAGCAGGTTCTTTAGTTACAATTCGTGCAGAGCACGGAGATGAACTAGACCAGTTGGTAGCAACAACACTAGAGGCAGTTCGTTCTGCTGTCACAGAACTAGAGTCAGCAGTACGCGGTGCATCAGCACCAGTATCTGCACCAATGGCACCAGCCCAAGTAGCAGCAGCGCTTGGCGCATCCATCATTGATAACACACCAGTTGCAGCACCAGTTGATAACTGGTCATCAGCACCTACACCATCACTCGGTGGTAAGAACTGTCCTCACGGTAAGATGACAGCCATCCAAGGCACAGGCAAGGACGGCAAGATGTACCGTGGTTACTTCTGTCCAGCACCAAAGGGTGCATTTGATAAGTGCAAGAATGCGTATGTCCGCATCGGCACTCCTGAGTGGAACACATTCGTCGCTGAACAAGTGAAGTAATGCGTACACTCCGACGTAGTATCGGTAAAGCAGAGGTGGGTGGCGAACCATTGCCACCCGCTTTTGCGGCATTCCAGCGAGCAGGAATTATCCTGCGCCGTGCAGAAATTACTATGATTGCTGGCACTCCTGGTGCAGGTAAGTCATCAGTAGCACTGGCAATCGCAGCCAAAGCAAAGGTACCTACGCTGTACTTCAGCGCAGATACTAATGCTCACACTATGGCAATGCGTTTAGTTGCAATGGCTGGTCGTATGACACAGACAGATGCAGAGCAATTGCTCAAGCGTGAGCCAGAGAAAGCAGAAGAAATCCTTAGCACCAACAATCATTTGTTCTGGTCCTTTGAATCAACTCCCACTCTAAAAGATTTAGATGATGAGGTCAGTGCATTTGAAACAGTGTGGGGCAGAAGCCCTACGCTTATTGTTGTAGATAACCTAATGGATATTGCTATGGATGGTCACGAAGAATTCCAAGGTATGCGTTCAGCAATGAAGGAACTCAAGTACTTAGCACGTGATACCAACGCTGCGGTATTGGTTCTACACCATACTAAGGAAGGCTCAGAGGGCTATCCTTGCCAGCCACGCACAGCCATTCAGGGTCTGGTCAACCAGATACCAGCAATGGTTCTGACTATCGGTCAGATGAAGCAGGCAGATGATACCTATCTCTGCGTAGCCCCAGTCAAGAACAGATACGGGCGAGCAGACCAGACAGGTAACAACTATGTCAGTCTGTCATTCAATCCAGATAGTATGTACCTAGAAGATGTTCAAGTTAAATATGCACAGGAGACTATGTATGGAAATTAAAATTTGGGAAGTCAGTTACAGTAGACAAGACCTAGAGTCTGAGTTTGGCAAAGCCATATCAGATGGCGAGTGGAACATTATTGTTGATGAACTATATAACAACGATGCCTTGTATGAACTAGTCCATAAGAATGTAATGGGAATAGTTGGTGGTATTCTAGAGTGAGTAGCGCAGCCAAACGCAAGGGCAGTGGGGCAGAAAGAGACGTAGTTGCCTGGCTTAAAGCCAACGGTCATCCTTACGCAGACCGTCGGCTAGCAGGTGCTACCCTAGATAAGGGTGACATCAGCGGTATACCAGGAGTTACCATTGAGATTAAGAACCACGCCAAGATGGACCTTGCGGGTTGGACTGCAGAGTTAGAAGTAGAAATGAAAAACGACAATGCTTGGACAGGTGTCGTCATACATAAACGCAAAGGTAAAGGAGACGTAGGGCAATGGTATGCAACGATGCCAGCACGGATATGGCTAGAACTGTTGAAAAAAACAAATGAAAAATAATATGAATCTTGTAGAAAAATTAGAAGAACAATCACAGTGGCACAACAAACTTATGTTGTACTATTTAGATACAGAAACAGAAGATGGTAAGCGACAATCAGAACATCACGCAGTAGCATCAATGTCATATTTGCGAGCAGCACAAATGGCACGAGTTGACGGTGGACAAGCATAGTATCGCTGCCTATCTAGAACATATAGGCGCCAAACTACCAGCAGTGGGTAGTGGTTGGCGCAAGATACGCTGCCCATTCCACCCAGATAAGACAGCATCAGCAGGTATTAACTTTGATGAAGGCAGATTTAAGTGCCACGCTTGCGGCGTGGCTGGAG